TATTGATTCAGCTGAGCAAACAGTCTTGCCTTTACTTACGCAATACCAATCATCGGTGACTTTTGCCAATGTGAGTGATTCCGTCATTTATTTCACCACAATGCGGCCAAATTATTTTGTGCCGGGTCAATCTGTTGTTGTTACCGGGGCCGGAGCTTACAGCGCGACTTATACAGTCACCGATGATCGGATTGAGCCATACACCTTTACAGCTGCAACAGCGGCCGCAGATCGTGACTATCCATTGCCGTTTATTCCAGCGGCAACAGCGACATTGAGTGGTGGATCGGCAGCGGCTTTGTATGCGAACACACCACCGATTGAAAACGCAATTTTGGTTGTAGCGGTTGAGATTTTCCAGAGCATTACAGCTCCCGGCAACCAAATCATGTCAGACAATTTTCAGCCGTCACCATTTGTGCTCGGCCGCAGCTTGAGCAACAGAGTCATTGGGCTTTTAGGCCCGTTTCTTGATGTTGAAACGATGTGCCAATGAGCATCGAATCGGTGATCCGCACACCACTTAAAAATGCGCTTTCATCCATTGCAGCCAATGTGTACAACGGCATCCCAGAGACAATGACCAGCCCATCGATCTGTTTGATTCCAGATGCACCTTATTTGGAAAGTCTTTTGATCAATGGCGCAACAACAAAAGTCAAAGTCAATCTGACTGTGACTGGTGTTGTCACTTATGCAAACAATGCCGCAGCTTTGGACAATCTCGAAACATTGATGATCAACATCATCAGCGCAATGCCAGCTGGTTACGAAGTCGGCAATGTGAATCAACCACAACCATTGGAAGTTGGCGCGGGCAAATACCTCACGGCCGATTTACAAGTAAGCACCTATTACACCAACTAAGGAGAAATCATGCCAACAACAATCATCACCGGCAGAGACATCACTTTCACCATTGATGGTGATAATTTCGATGCACAGGCCACATCAGCAACATTGACTGTTGAATCAACGATCAATACATACGCTTTCACTTGTGTGACAACACCAGTTTTAACAATTAGCTAACAAAGGAGATCGGGAGCATGAAACTAGCAATCACAATTGAATTCACCACCGGGGAGAGCGCAACCTATACCGCGCTCCCACCGGAGTGGATGAAATGGGAACAGAAAACTGGAAACACAATTCAGCAAGTATCTGAGAAATTGGGCATCGCTGATCTGATGTTTTTGGCGTACCACGCAATGAAGCGCGAATCAGCTGGAAAGCCTGTGAAGCCTTTTGAGATTTGGTGCGAGACTGTGACTGACATAAACATGGGAGAAACCGAAAACCCAAAAGCTACGAATCCGGATCAATAAACCGGATTCTTTGGGAATTGGCTATCGATACGGGATTGTCACGATCAGAGTTTCAGACAGCTGAGGACATTTTAACCGCTTTCGAGATACTAAGGATCAGAAATGGCAACTGAGTCAATCACCTATGACAAGGCTCAATTGCGTGGCATTTTGCAAGCTTTCAAAGGCATGGATGATGAAGCTGTTGCACAGGCCAAAGGCGTATCAAATGGCTTGGCCACTTATGTGCAATCCAAAATCAAAAGTGCAGCTAGTAGCCGGCCAAATAAAGCTGCCAGCCGTGTCGCTGATGGATCGCGTGTAAGCAAGTCATCAAAGATTGGTGAATTGTCATTTGGCTTTGTTTCTCAGAAATTCAGCGGTGGCGGTACAACTCAACAGCTTTGGGGCGGTTATGAATTTGGATCAAATAAATTCAAACAATTCCCGGTGTGGTCTGGCCGTGAAGGTCGCGGATCAAGAGGATACTTTATCTATCCAACATTGAGAGCTGAGCAACCTCACATCATCGCTCAATGGGAAGCTGCATTTACTAAGATTTTGAAGGAGTGGTGATGGCCGGACAAAGTAGGACACTCAAACTCTCCATTTTAGCTGACATTGACAACCTCAAAAAGAATCTCAACAGCGGATCAAATGAGGTTGAAGGCTTTGGCACAAAACTCGGTGGATTTGCTAAGAAAGCCGGTGCAGCTTTTGCCGTAGCTGGTGCAGCTGCCGCAGCCTATGCTGGCAAATTGCTGGTTGATGGCGTTAAGGCTGCCATTGAGGATGAAGCCGCCCAAGCAAAATTGGCAACTACTTTAGAAAATGTCACAGGTGCCACAAAAGGTCAAATTGCAGCTGTCGAAGATTACATAACAAAAACAGCTTTGGCCAACGGCATTACCGATGACAAATTGAGGCCATCGCTGGATCGGTTGATCAGGAGTACAAAGGATCAGACCAAGGCACAAGAATTGCAAACTTTGGCATTGGACATTGCTGCCGGTACCGGTAAGGATTTGCAAGCCGTTTCAGAGGCATTGGGTAAAGCTTACGATGGCAATTTAGGAGCTTTGAGAAAACTTGGTGTTGGCATCGATGACAGCATCATCAAGTCAAAAGATTTCGATGCTGCTGCCGCCGCGCTTTCAAAGACTTTTGAAGGACAAGCATCAAAGCAAGCTGAGACATTTCAAGGCAAAATGGCGCGGCTGACTATTGCATTTGATGAAGCAAAAGAGACTGTCGGATCGTATGTACTTGATGCGCTTACACCACTACTCAGCGCGTTTGTTGATAAAGGCATCCCAGCAATTCAAGATTTTGCCAGCAATTTGGGCAAAACATTGGGGCCGGCATTTGGAGAGATTTTTAAGGTTATCAAAAATGACTTGCTACCAATTTTGACAACATGGTGGAGATTTTTATACAACGAAGTCATCCCAGCAATCGGCTCGGTAGTCGGGCCAATCCTTGAAGGTTTGAAATCGGCTTTTGATAAAATCAAAAAGTCTTTGTCAGACAATTCGGAGGAATTGAAACCATTTTTAGGTTTTCTGAAGCAAGTATGGGAATTCATCAAAGAGAATTTAGCACCACTTTTGGGAGGTGCTTTCAAGACGGCTTTATCGACCATCGGCACAATCGTGGCTGGTTTAGTTACAGGCTTTTCAAAGCTTGTCGGTTTCATTTCCAACACAGTTACCAAAATTAAAGAATTTGTGAATTTTGTCAAAGATAATCCGGTCACACGCTTTTTCTTTGGCGATTCCGGTGACAAGTCGCTCAAGGCTGGTGTTGGTTTTGATGCTGGCACACCGGTTGAAACGCCAATGGGTGGTGGCTTTGGTGGAGGTGGTGGAGGATTTGCGCCATCGGCTGGATCACCGACATTTACAGGTGTGGAATTGGGTGCATACTCACCGGCAATGCAAGCTGCAATTTTGAAGCGTGAGGCATTAAAGGCCGAAACCGAGCGATTGAGAGCCGCACGCGAGGCCGCTGCCGCAGCTAGATCAGCGGCAACCGGTGGGCTTTCAACAGCTGAACGAATCGTGATCAATGTCAATGCCGCATCAATCATTGATGAGGAAGGTTTCACACGAGCTGCCACTACGGCATTTAACAATTCATTTTACCGAGGCACACTTGGTGCTGGAGCTTTGGTCGTTGATTGATGAGCATTTTTAATCCTGTATGGCGCGTAACAATTGGCGGTGTGCAATACCAAACCGCCATTTTGGCCAATCTGACTATTACCAGCGGTCGGACGAACATTTATGAGCAAGCACAGGCCGGATACACAAATCTCGAAATCATCAACCTTGATCAATCAAATGTTGCAATTGGCATCAATGATGCAATCACCATCGAATTACAAGACTCAACAGCAACATTTGTGCCAATCTTTGGCGGGTCGGTGGTCGAAGTCGGAATAGCCGTGGCCGAAATTGGAAATGTCGATTACGCGCAGCGAATCAACATCATCGCTTTGGGAGCATTGGCTAGATTGCCAAAAGCTTTGACAAATGGTGTTTTGTCAAAAAAGTTTGATGGCGATCAAATCTACGATGTTCTGAAATTTGTTTTGTTTGATTCATGGCAAGAAGTGCCGGCAGCTTTAACATGGGCCACTTATGATCCAACAGTTGAGTGGCAAGATGCGGAAAATTCTGGATTGGGTGAAATCGATCGACCAGGCAACTATGAATTGGCAGCTCGCTCATCCAATCGCACGGATGTTTATTCGTTGGTCTCAGCTCTTGCAACATCGGGATTAGGTTATCTTTACGAATCTCCATTGGGCCAAATTGGCTATGCTGACAGTACTCATCGCACCAATTACCTTTCGGCCAATGGGTATGTGGATTTGACAGCAAACCATGCAATCGCGCCCGGTTTAACGATTCAGCAACGAGCTGGAGATGTACGCAATTCAATCACGATAAAATACGATGCTACATCGTCATCAGAACAATCTGCTACTGATGCGGCATCAATTGCTTTGTATGGTCAATTGGCACAGATCATCACCACCACATTGCACAATGGATCAGATGCCGAGGATCAAGCCGATTTTTACCTTTCGCTGAGAGCTTATCCACGATTCAATTTCAACAACATCACATTTGAGCTGACCAACCCCGAATTGGATGATGTAGATCGAGATGCTTTGATCAATGTTTTCATGGGTATGCCTGTGCAAATTGCCGATTTACCTCTAAACATGAATTCAGGCGATTATTTGGGTTTTGTTGAAGGCTGGACATTTTCGGCCAGATACAATCAGATCAGCATTTCAATGATTTTGTCACCGATCAGCTATTCATTGCAGGCGATGCGTTGGAACGATGTACCGGTGATAGAAGCATGGAACACAGTCAATCCAACATTGGATTGGATCAATGCCACGATTGTGGCGTAAGGAGCAAAAATGAGTAATCCAACGAGCAATTTCAATTGGCAAATGCCAACGAACACCGATTTGGTCTCCCAGCTGCCAGCAGATTTTGAGGTATTTGGTCAGGCTGTCGATACATCGTTGGCCGATCTCAAAGGTGGCACGACCGGTCAGGTTTTGGCCAAGAATTCCAACACAGACATGGATTTCACATGGGTGGCACAGGATGACATTTCATTGGCTATCAATGCACAAACTGGAACGAGTTACACAGCGGTCTTGACGGATGCAACAAACACATTGGTCACAATGGACAACGCATCAGCAAACACTTTTAACATCCCGACAGATGCATCCGTGAATTTTGAAATTGGCACAGTTTTGAACATTTACATGAAAGGCGCGGGTGTCACAACCATCACCGCAGCAACGCCCGGAACAACGACAGTTGTTTCAGCAGGTGCAACAATTGGATCACCAGCATTGGGTCGATACAAAATTGCAAGTGCAATCAAATTGGCCAGCAATTCATGGACAGTCGTTGGTGGTGTCGTTTAATGAGAAATCCTATTTTGGGTCTTTCAACAGGCGTGCCAACTCCAACCGCTCCCACATCGGTCAGCTACTTTTTAATCGGTGGTGGAGCATCCGGAGCAAAAGGCACACCGGGTGCCTGTTATGGTGCGGGAGGCGGTGCAGGTGGATACCACACCGGAACCCAAAGTGTGACAGCCGGTACGACATACACATTTACTGTTGGCGCAGGTGGTGCGGGATCGACAAGCACAAACAGCAAGACAAACGGCAGCGCGACGGCCGCATTTGGTTTAACAGGTGGCGGCGGATCTGGTGGTTTCTCAGGCCCCGGAACAACTGGAACAGGTGGAGCATCTGGATCACCACAAAACTTTACAAACACCGCAACCTACATTGTCCAACCGAGTAAAGGTGGAGCCGGTGCCGCTGGAAACATAACGAGCGAAACAGGTGGCGCGGGTGTTTCTAGCTCAATTTCAGGCACATCGGCATTTTATGGCGGTGGCGGCGGTGGTTCATCGGATGCAATCGGCTACGCAGGTGGATCAGGAATCGGTGGAAATGGCGCTCAAGGCAACATTGGAGCTGTTCCAACATCGGGTGCGGTTGGTACCGGATCAGGCGGCGGATCAATGCGCGGTGATGATCCATGGGCGGCGGGAAGTGGTGGATCAGGTGTCGTGATTATTTCTTACCCAAATACATTTGCAAATGCAACTGTCACAGGATCACCAATCTTTTCAAACACCGGTGGCAATAAGATTTACACATTTTTGAATTCCGGAACGATTAGTTGGTGAGGATTGAAATGGCACATTTTGCAGAAATTGATGAAAACAACATTGTCACCCGTGTCTTGGTTGTAGCTAATGATTTGGAGCATCGCGGCGCTGAATTTCTAGCCGATGATTTGGGTTTAGGTGGACGATGGATTCAGACATCATTTAATTCCACAATTCGTGGAACATTTGCGGGCATTGGCTACTCATACAATGAGGATGAGGATTTATTCGTAGAACCTCAACCTTACCCATCATGGATTCGGGAAGGTTCATTTTGGAAAGCACCAATCGAACAACCAGATGATGACAATTTCTATTTGTGGAACGAAACAGAAGGTGCATGGGATGTCATTTCCTAAAGGAACATTGCCGCGTTTGATTCAGGTTGCACTCGCTGAGGTGGGTACGGCTGAAACCGGCAACAATGAAACCAAATACGGCAAACACATGAAAGCTGACAAGCTGCCATGGTGTGGGTCGTTTCTGAATTGGTGTGCAGATCAAGCTGGTGTCAAGGTGCCAAATGTTGTCAGCACACGAGCTGGAGCTGAGGCATTTAAGAAAGCCAAGCAATGGCACACGTTTTCTTTGATTTTATTGTCGATGACAAAACCACCATCAATCACATTGGATTGGTGATCCGGGCATCGGAAAAACAGATTGTGACAATTGAAGGCAACACATCGGGTGCTGGTGATCAGCGCAATGGTGGAGAAGTGATGGTGAAATCAAGAGCTTTGGGAGCACGCTCATTTGTGGTGGGTTACGGCCGGCCAGTTTATGAGCCATTTTCTGGTGATTTACCAGATAGACCAAAAGGAGAAAAATAATGGATCAAGCAAAAGCAATTGCGGCCTCATGGGGTCGCTCGTACTTAGCAGCTGCATTGGCCGTGTACATGGCTGGTGGCGATCTCAAAGCAATGGCGATGGGTGGCGTAGCAGCTGTCGTGCCGGTCATTTTGCGCTGGCTTAACCCAGCTGACAGAGCTTTCGGTTCAACGGGGAAATGAGCCGGAAATCACTCGCGGTGGGCTTAGCTTTTGTCCTTTCGCTAAGTCTTACCGCCTGTGGTTATCAAGGTTGGGTGCGATACCCATGCCAGCTTCACGAAAACTGGAAATTGGATGAGTGCCAAAAACCTCAATGCAAGGTGACTGGTACCTGTACGGAGGATTT